GAGCAAATCAAATATAATTTTCTTAATTCTCTGAACTTGGATTCTGATGTTATATATAAAATTTCCTCCCTGCTGGATAGAGTAGTGTTAGGTAGTTCCAATGTTATCACTTCTCCTTTAGGTGGGGGCTTAGATTCTGATCAGATTTTGTTCGGCTGGGATGCTATCTTTAAATCTAACTCTTCTCTTATTACTGATGAGTTGTTTACACTTGAAAACCTTAATCGTGATAAATTTGGACCAAGAAGTTTAGCAGCTAATTGGGTTACGAGAAAGGACTCGGTATATGACTATTTTAGCTCAGATAATAGTCTTAATGTGCCAGATCTTAAAGATGCTTTACCGAGGTGTCTTAGACCGATAAGTTTAGACAAAGCTATCGGGTTTCTGAAAAATAACACTAATTCTGGTCTCCCATTCTATCGGGACAAAAGGGATGTCAAAGATATTCTTAAAAGTGAATTTGCATCTTTATTGGCCAGACGTGACGATTGTGTTATGTTCACTAGAACACAAGAGAGTCTTAAAACTAGAACTGTTTGGGGTTATCCTTGCGCTGATACTTTGAATGAAATGATGTTTTATAGACCTGTGTTGGATTATCAGAAGAAATTAAGCTGGAGATCTGCTCTGCTTGGACCTGAAGCAGTTGATATTAATTTAACAAGAATTATTAAAGATGCTCAACTTTCTAAAGAGAGCTTGCTGAGTTTAGATTTCTCATCTTACGATGCATCTGTGAAATTCAGACTTCAGAAGTCATCCTTTGATTATATCAGTAGTTTATTTCAGATAAATCATACCTACCAGCTTGATTATATCTTGGATCGATTTAACACTATTGGTCTAATTACTCCTGATGGTGTTATTAAAGGAAGTCATGGAGTTCCTTCTGGAAGTACCTTTACGAATGAGGTTGACTCAATAGTACAATACCAGTGTGCTAGATCATTAGATTTACCCATTTATAGTTTTGATATTCAAGGTGATGATGGAGCATATCGAACTAATAATCCTGATGCCTTAAAAATAGGATTTAAGAAATTTGGATTAAATGTTAGTGATGAAAAGAGTTACGTTTCCAATGATAGTTTAGTCTACCTTCAAAAGTTGCACAGTCTAAAATACATTGGTTTTAACGGAATTATTCGTGGGATTTATCCTACCTACAGAGCTCTAGGTAGAATTATTTTCCCTGAGAGATTTGACCAATTTAGTGTTGATGGTATACTAGGTGCTGACTATTATGCTATCAAAACAATTTCTATTTTAGAAAATTGT